CAACGACGCGCAACTCGGCCTTCAAGGCCGTCGTCGTTCCCAACACAGCTCCGTGAATCGTGCTGGCGATGCTGAAGTCGCACTGCTGTCCGATGAACTTGTAGCTCGGGGTGCCTGTGTTGGCCTTCATGCTGAAGATGGTGTTGTCATCGAGCGGCCACACCTTCAGGAGTGTTGACGTTGGCTTGGAGGTCGAGCCGCCAGCCACCGTCGTGGCGTCATCTGCCGCCACCCCGAACACCTCACCTGAAAGGGCCACCTTGATGGTGTCACCACTCGTCAACGCGACACACTCACCGAGCTGAAATGTCGCCGACGCCTTCATCGGGATCGCCATCGTGAGTGGCGGTCCTCCCGAGATCGTTCCCACAACCCTAACATCGAGTCGAGCCATATCTTGTCTCCTCTACTCGAGCCCATCACGCAGGGACTTGTTCCCCGTGAAGACTTCCATCCCGAGTTTGGCGCCCTCGGCTTCGAGACGCTGCATGTGTGCGTTGTTCTGCATCTTGAGGCGCTCCTCACGCATGCGGTCGTACTTCTTGCCGAGACTCTCGGGCATGCTCGCCAACACCGAGTCCCCGTTCGTGAACGACCCGCCTTCGACCGGCAGCCACCCCTTGTTCAGGCGACTCTCGAAGCGTCTCGGGTCTTTGTTGATCCAGCGGTAGCGATGATCCTTGCGAACCTTGATCCCCTTGCGCTCGAAGCGCTCGGTGAAGTCCGTCGGATCGTGCTTGAGGAAGTTCCAGTCCAACCCCACCTCGACACCGCTGGGCTCGTCGGTGGCGGCGGCGGCTCTGTCCGCCTCGACACGTTCGAGCAGTTGCTTGGCTTGCGCCTGAATGAACTTGTTGTTCCCCGCCTCGGTCGCATCGGCGGTGGCGGCGTCGGCCGAGCCGCGCGCTATCCCGAGGGCGTGAACGGCGGCCGTGATCTCGGTCTGCTCGTTCGCGAGCTTGCGTGGTCTACCGCGCGGCATTCGAACCTCCTCGTGACTTGGCCATCTTGTCCTTCATCGCCACCCACTCGTCGATCGAGACGGCGCCGGGGCCTTCGAGCGCCGCGTAGGTATCGGGGGCGACGTCGAAGTTGCGCGCCACCCTCGCTTGCTCCTCGCTCAGGCGGGGCGCCTCTGGGCGCCGCTCCCCGACGCCGACGCGCCCGTGCACCTCGAGGCCGCTCTGCTCTCGAATGCGCGTCTCGCGTTCGCGGGTGGCGACCGCCCGCCCCTTGACGCGATAGTACGCCTCTTCGAGGGCGCCGGGCTGCGCGAGCACGTCCGCCGGATAGTTGCGCACGAACGCCTCGATCTCGGCCTGGTGCTCGGACCAGTCGGGGAATTGGCTCGCCACCCGCGCCCTCGCGTTGTCGAGCATCCCGCCTACCACCATCTGTCTGTCCCGCGTGTAACCATCCACCATCGGCCGCACGCGCTCGTTCACGCGTTTGTCGATTTGGTAGTTCATCCACGCCTCGGGGTCGGAGTCGCGGTCGGGCTCGGCGGGAGCGGCGGCGAGGGCTTCGGCGGGAGCGGCGCGCCTCTGGTCGAGCGCGGCCATGGCGATCTCTTGCGCAATCGCCTCGGCGCGCTGCCGCGCCACCTGCGCCTCAGCGCCGCGCGCCCTCTCCACCTCAACCATGCGCCACACCTCGGCGGCGCTCTTCCCGCGCACCTCCTCGGGGAGTTGAGTGTCGAGGATGTCGTCGGAGGGGGCGGCGGGGGTGGGGTCGATCGGGGCGTCAGGCTCAGGCATCGCTAACTCCTTCGGTTCGAGAGATTACACCAGTCGTGTCACATGAGTCAAAACCCATCGTCGACGAACGCGGGGTCAGGCGGGGGCGCCACCGCCGCCAGGTCCGCCGCCAGGCTCGCCGCCAACGCCAGGAATTCCTGCGCCCGCAGCCATCGGCCCCGCGCCTCTAGGGCCGATGGCTGGCCCGCCAGCGCCAGCAGGTCCTCCCGGTCCCGGTCCTGCCATTCCTGGACCAGCGCCAGGAGGAGCGGCCATGCCGGGTGCTCCACCAACTCCTTGAGCTGCTTGCTGTCGGCTTTCTGCATACACTTCCTCGAGTTGCGGCATGAACGCGGCCGCGTCCTTCAAGTCAAACCCTTCGAGCACGCGCGTCACCAGGCGCTCACTCGCCTCGCCCATGCCATACGCGAGCTTCTTCAGCCCCGGCGGCACCTGCGGGTTCGAGATCATCGCGCCCAGTTGGAACAACTTGTCAAAGTACTGCGTCATGATCGCGAACCCTTGGAGCGCGTTCTGCTTGGCGACCTCGCGATTCGAGCTGCTCGAGCTGGCGGTGGTCGACACGACGAGGTGCTCGCGGAGGTTGACCTGGCTCGGCAGCAACAGCGCCTTCTCGACGAGCTGCCCCTCGGCGCCCATGATCGCGTAGATGCGCCCCGCCGGTTTGAACTGTTGAATCAGCTCGAGCGCCTGCATCCCAATCTCCCCGACGGCCTTGCGAATGTCCTTGGCGTAGAGGTCGAAGCGGCGACTCGACTCTTGGAGCAGCGCGAGCGTCGTCGTCGCCGTGCCATGTTTGCCGCCCGCGAGATTCGACTCACGTCCCAGGTTGTAATCGCTCACGCCCGTGCGGCGCTCGGCGTAGTCGCGAAACAGCACCCCGACCTCGAAGATGCTCGGGTACACCTCGCCGAGCTGCAACTCCCTGATGTCCTTCTCGTCGTCGAACAGCACCTTCTTCGAGGGGTAGATGTCGTCGAGGTACTTGGCCGAGGTCGAGCCCTTGCGCACGCCCCACATGCGCGTGTTGGCGACGGTGGCGTTGTCGACGGCCTGGTTGAACGAGGTGTTGCACCCGGCCTGCAGTGTCTCCAACATCTCGGGCACGCCAATGCCGTAGAACCGGTTCTCGCGACGAATGTAGCGCATGGCGGTGTAGGGAATGCGCTTGTAGAGAAACGGCTGCACGCGCAGCAGTCGCGACGCCATGCGGTGAAAGGTGACGAAGAGACTCTCCTCGAGGCCGTCACCGTCGACATCGAACCGCACCCACAGGTCGTAGAGCTGATGATCGTCCCGCTTGAGCGTGGCGAGGTCCGCCCACTCGCCTTCGATCGCCGACTGCGAGTCCTTGATCACGTCCGTCGCGAACGGTCCGCTCGCGCCCTCGGACTCTTTCGCCGCCTTCGCCCGAAACCAACCGGCGCGCACGCGCTCCATGACTTGGCCGGGGCGCAAGAAGTACCGATGGCCGACGAGCGGCGACCCGAACGGTCCGTCGATCTCGGGATACCCGCGCATGATGAGAAAATCCTCGAGCGGGATGACCTGCGGCTTCACCCCGTCGAACACCGTCACCTCGGACTTGCGCACGTAGTCGCCCGTCTCGGGGATGAACTCGAAGTCCGGCCGGGTGAGCGTCATCCATGGCTGGAAGACGATCGCCGTGCCGAGTTTGACCGCTTCGAGCGCCGCCTGCTCGAGCACGTCATAGACATCCATCTGCCCCGTGGCGCCTGACTCGTACGCCAGGTAGTTCGTGCACGCCCCCGCCAGGTCGGTCCACGTGATCGGCTGGCCGGTGCGCGCGTTCACCCCGAGCACCTCGCCGGTCGACACGGCCGTCACATCCCACACGCGATCGAACCCGAAGAGCCGGTTCATCATGTTCGCGTGGATGGCATCGACGTTGATCGCGGTGATCGGCACGTGCACGTTGCTCGCGCCCTTCCACGGGAACGTCTTCGGCTGCGTCTTGCCCTCGTACTGTTCCCGCCACCTCCGCCAGTTGTTCTCGCGCGTCGTGCGCCCATTCTCGATGTCGTCGATCTGCTCGACGAGCCACGCCACCAGCCGCTCCTCGCGCTCGGGCGTCAGCCTGATGTGCTTGATCGGCATGTGGCGCGCTCCTCGTGGCGGCGGCGGGGCAGAAGTTTATAAGAAAGTGTCCGAGGCGAGGGGCGAGGGTGGCGCTGTGACCGCCCCCGCCCCCCTCGACCCCTAGGGCGTGGGGTTGTTCGGGTCAACCCCCGTCGCTTCGAGCTTGGCAACCTCGTCATCGAGCCCCGTGCTCGCCGCATCGATGTCCGCCTTGATCGCGGCCGCCTTGGCGGCGAGCGCATCCAGCTCGGCTCCCGTCATCCCGCTCGACTGTTTGAGCAGGTCGATGAGCGCCTGCAGCCGCACGCTGGCGGTGTCGATCTTGGCGCCCTGTGCCGCAACGGACGCCGCGTTGGCATCTGTCGACACGCGAATGTCGGTCAACATCGCATCCACTGTCGTGAACTCACCCATGATCGTCTCCTGTCCTGTTCTGAGTTGTCTGAGAAGTGCCATGGCACCCGCGAAGAACGCCATGGTCGTCGAGTCGAACCTCACAGTCACACTATGCTCATGCTTAAACGTCATCGCACCTCCTTCCTCGTGCCGAGTGGCGTTCAACACATCCGCTTCGGCATCGTCCCCGCCTGCCCCTTACCCCTCGGCGCCCCCTTCACGTTCCCGCCCTTCACCTTCACCTTCATTTTGCCGCTACCCACGTTTGCTCCTTTTTCGCGCCGCCACTCTCGTGAGCGACACCCCGCGCACGCGTCCCCCGAGCTTCGGCTTCGGCATGCTCATCTTGTAATGCCGTCTCATCCGCTTCAATTCAACGCCCCCACCACCTCATTTGTCAACCGCATCGTGCGCTCTTCCCCATCCGCGAACCCGATCAACAACACATCCCTATCCTCGCTCCACTGCGCGAACACGATCGTCGTAAACCCGCTCGGCACCGCGCCCTCGACCACGTCGAGCAGCACGTGTCGTGGCACGTGAATGACGCACAACTGCCCGGTGCGCTCAACCCGCCCCATCACCTGATCCCCTTCGGCCTCTTGGGCGTCGCATCGAACATCCGCTCCCCCGGCGCCATCGGCTTCGCTCCATCGGGCACGTTGCTCGGCCGTGCGCGCTGCGGCGGTCGCGCCACCACCAGTCGCTGCATCGGCGCCATCTCCCCTCGCGTCGCTCTCGACTTCGCCATCACTCACCTCCTGCGTCGTCAATACCCCGTGATCGGGTCGCGCAACTCCAACCTCGACTTCTCTCGCTCAACTCTCTCCTCGACTTGCTCATTCGTCTCTCCCCGTCTCCACAGTAGTGCCGAGTACGCGAACGCGTCAAGAATATCCTTGGTCTTGCCGATCGGAAACTGAATGTACTCCTCGATGAAATCCGTCTGCACCGACTGCACGTACACCCGCCCCTCGGCGAACGCGCTCCCCACCAGCGCCCTGATCCTCGCGTCCTTGTCTTTGCCGGGCAGCGGCATCACCCCCCTGAACAAGCTCGCCGAGAACCCGTACCGTGGCGCCCGCCGCTTGATGATGTCGATGAGCACGCGCTGAAACGCCACCTTCTCGATCGCGAACCCAAGATCCGGCTGCCACTTCTGCGCCAACCTCAACACGTCATCGATCATCTCGAGCGGCTCACGCCTCCTCGCGTACACCTCGAGCAAAAACACCCGATCCTTCGGGTCAACCCCCACGACTGTGACAGCACTCCGACACGCGCTCGACTTCGCCTCGAGCGCCGGGTCCCACGCGCCACACACACTCAGCGACGACCTCGGCACCACCTCCAACTCGACCCCGCGTGCCGCCAACACGCGAATGTCCCCCTTCGCATTGAACTCGAAGTACCTCAAGTGCTCTTCCTTGAAGTCCACCACCTCAGGATCGCTCGGTGCGTTCAGATACTGTGCCGAGAAGATGCGTGGCCCCAACTCCTGCAGCAACCGCGCTAGCGCCGCCGCATCAAACCTTCTTGGCCAGATCGGTGTCCCCGGCTCATGCGCCCTCAACAGCGCCTCGACCTGTGGCGACAGATGCCTCGACCTCGTCTCGTTCCACCCGTAGCTCGACCGCGAGAACACCGCCACTTGTGGCTCCTTGTCCACGATGTGCCTGTTCAGGTCATACGGCGCCCACGAGTTCTCGACCACGTGATGAATGTCCCTCGGCGACTCGAGCAGATTCTTGTTCAGCTTGTGACTCTCGATCGCCTTCTCGATCGCCCCTGGCGAGTCATAGTTCTCCTCGTTGATGAGATCATCCTCGATCACGATGTCGTAGTGTCGGCTCGTCGCCTTCCCGCCCGTGCCGAGCGTGTCGATGCTCGGGTCCGGCGTCGCCGCCTTCCTCGGGAAGATAACCTCCTCGCTATTCCACACGTCATCGTTCCCGAACTGCGGCACCAGCTCCGGGAAGAACCCCTGAAACACGGGATTGCTCTCGACCACCGCCTTGATCGCCCTCAGAAACCGTTGCGCATTCGTCTTGGTCGAGCTGACGATCGCCACGCGATCACTCGGGTCTTGCCCGTGCACCACGCGCCTCGTCATCACCCACAACGGAAAGGCGATCGTCGACACCGAGGACTTGAGGTGGCGCCTCGGGTCCTCGTACAACTTCGCCGTTCGCGTGAAGTCCTGCAAGAATAGGCACGCCGCCAAGTGGCACTTCTTATCGAGGTCCAAATGCCCGACGATCGCCTTCCCAAAGAAGTAGAGACTCCTCGCCGACCTCAGGCGCACCAAGTCATACAGCTCCTTCGAGCCGTCCTTGAGCGCCTCCTTCGGGGTCATCTCCGCCCTCGCCATCCCCGAAGTCATCGTCATCGTCCACCGCCCCCTGACCACTCTCTAACAACGCGAGTCTCAGCAACCCCATGGTCATCGGATCGAACTCGATGCGCTGCCGAATGGCACGTTTCTGAATCGGGCCGAACCCTGCCCGATCGAGAATAGCCGTCGCCGTCTGACGCTTGTCCGCCGCAAATCCCTCGCCGAGCAGCGCGATCAGCGCCTCGGCCGCCTGCGGCGCCGCCGCCTCGAGCATCGTGTTCGCCTTGCGATCCGCCGTCTGGCGGTCGACGCTCTCGTACAGCCGCCCGCTCACTTTCGCCTGCACATCCCGATACGACCTGTGCCCGACGAGCCGCGACACCGTCTCGGGCGTCATGTCCATCTGGCGCGCGATCTGCTCGATCGTCTGACCGAGCGCCTGCCACCTGGCTATCTCCTCGAGCTTGAAATACGTCTGCGTCCGCAGCTCGCGACTCCTCGACCCGCCACCGCCCATCGCTCACCTCGTCGCCACCTTAACGTGTTCGCGACCCGCCTGTGACGTCCGCGTCCTTGGCCGCGTACAGCGCGCCGGTCACGCCCCCGCCACCGAGCGCGATCGTCAGACACGACACCAAGTCGAGGCACCCTTCCTTGCACGTAAAGCACCGCACGAGCGCCACGAGTGTGGCGATGAGCGCCAGCGTCCCACCGACATTCGTCTTCCAGTTCAGGCCGAACAACTTGTCCATCATCGTGTCACCTCGTCCGTGAGTGGCGACTAGTGGTGCCGCGCCGCCATGCTACCTCACTTTCGTCTGCCGCCCGGCGCGTCGCTCGGTGCTGAGTGTTGTGTCTCGTCGCCCGATGTCGTGAAAATTCTAGAGGCGGGTGGGGGTGTTTGCTGAGTTCGGGCGGCCTGGGGGGTAGGGGGGCCTGGGGGGCGGGGCGGCGGGCGACGAGCGTCGGGCGGCGCGGCGCGGCAGCACTGGTGTGGGTGTCGATCGTGGAGCGAAGCGTCTCGCACAAGCGGCTCCGGCCTAGCAGGCGTGGCCACCGACGGGGCGCAAAGCGACACGGGGACTGGGCCGGTCATCACGGTATCCCTGGCGTGACCCGGCGAGAAACTATCAGGGTCGAGGTTGTCATGGACACACCGAAGGGGGTGCCCATGGCGGCACCGAAGAACGGGACCGAGGTCGTGGAGTTCCTGGCCAGGGACTATCACTCCGAGGAGCGGCACGCCACGAAGGCGAAAGCTCTCCGAATGGTGGAGGTTCTCGGCGAGGACGGAGCGCCCGCCGTCAAGGCGAAGCGCTACGTACTCTGCGACAACGTGCCGAAGCAGATGGGCATCACCATCGAGCAGACTGCCCCCGGTCGCGTGACCATGGGCAAGTATGGCGAGGGGTGGTACCCGGTGCTGAAGGGACTGCCGGAGGATTGCGTCTTCGCGAGCAAGCTCCGAGAAGCTCTTGAGTACCAGGCGTCGCACGTTGTCCTCTGGGACCACGACAAACAGGACCACGTGGTCTTGACGGCAGAACAGGCGAAAGCCTGCGAAGCGCCGATCAAGTCCGCACGTGGAACCGGGGTCCGATTCTAGGTGCCCCACGGGGCGGGGGAGGCGAAAGCCTCCCCCACAGTGGGGTCGCGATGGCTCAACGGGGTGCGAATGTCGCACCGTGGGATAGAGCAAGTACAGGAGTAGACATGGCGGAACACAAGACTGTCCTAGGTCTTGGTCCGCTCCCGAAGAAGCCGCCTAGGTGGCGTGTGGTGAGGCGCAGAGCGACGGTGAGTGTCGTCGATGCTGTGAAAGCCGCGATTGTCGATCAGGTGGCCAGGGAACGAGATGCAGCGATTGGTGGGTGGACTGGCGAGACGGTCGCACAACGGATCGACCGCGAGCGGTACAGGCCGCTCGAAGAGGGTCCGGGGCCGAACGCCGACACCACCAAGGCGCGAGCGACGGCGACGATGCCGGTGTTTCAGGGAGCGAATCTAAGACCGGCGGGCGTGAACGTGCCCATGGGGCGCACGCTCAGGAGTGACGGGAGCGTCAAGACGGTGAGGTATCCGTTTGGGGTGACGCGGTTCAAGAAGCAGGTAAGGGGAGTGACGTTCTAGGCACGGTGGGCGCGACACGCGTCCCGAGGGGAAGGACATGGTAGCGAAGCGTGTTTGGATGCGCTTCGGCGTCGATCAA